AATAGCATTCGATAAGCAACGTTAGCAATCAAATCACCACAATAGATAATTCGACATCGTTTTTCTTGGATCTTCTTTGGAGTAACAAGCTCATCCTTCAAGAACACTAAGAATCTTCCAGAATCAAATTCTTCAGATTCTAATTTGTCGAGATAACTTTCGACAAGTTCTTTAAAGAATGGCTCATATTCTAATTCGCCATTTGGTCCAAAACGGAAATAATCCGTTTTTCCGCGACGGCTGGTCATCTTACACAAAGGATAACCAGCTGATGTTTTCACTTTCAAGGAAGCCAGTTTGCCTGGAATTCCACAAAGGGCTTCTTCGAAAGTGAGTCTTCTTCTCTCCACTGGCCAAATTAAATTTTGGTTCAATTCGGCAAGTGTTGAATCAGCAACTAGCTCCAATAGTTCTGGATTCACATCAATATGCTCAACATCAAGAGAGTCATTAAGCATATTAATGAGAGGATCTTCACCATGAGATCTTGGGTCCAAAGGTGTTAACAATGGACGTTGTTTTTGGGGTTTAGAATTCAGATTTGGTGACAAAACTGATCTCTTTATTTTAGATACCCGATTCAAATGAACCTGCTCGGCTAATGGGACCGTCTCAGTTCGAATTAAATTGGGACCATAAAAAGTCTCCCCATTGATCTCAGGGGCTTCACCAGTGAAATTCACATCGGTTTCTTGGATTGCTTCCTCGGCTAGTGCCGATTCGACATCTTCTCGAGTAACAATTACTCCAAGACCGAAATGATCTCTTCCATTGGATCCACCAGCAACATGCATTCCCATAATCTTACCTGGGAAATTTTGTCCAGTTGAAACTATGACCGAACCACAGTCTCCTCGATTTGTAGGGTACTTATACTGCAAACATTCATTCATTTGAAACTTTACGTTTCCAAACGAATAATTCTTGTTCACAGCTTTAGCAACCGTTACGTAGCGAGGGCTCTGGTCGATCTCAATAACTGCGCTTGTTGAAACGAAATTATTGACATCTTCACTAGTCCAAAACTTCTTGATTTGATCAGGGAAAGCATTAAGCTTGGTTTGGTGGAGGGTGACAAAGACTAAGTCATCCTCTTTGTTGACTTTCATCATGGAGTACTGTATCTTAGTACTATGCACTTGACTCCGCCATCTTACCTTTATGTCAGTTCCTTCAGGGACCATCTCACCATCGCGAATAAACGCGTGATAATAAGTCATGAAGGTACTTCCACGAATTGGGACGGCATTGTAAGTTGCATCTCCTATTTCAAACAACAGGGGATTTCCCGATTGCGCATAAGCAGATGGATGCTTAAACGTTTTACGATCACGACTTTTCGTCGTTCTCCTCTCAGGGCGGGGGGATTGAGCAGTTGAAAATTCAATCTTGTCCACATCTTCTTCCTTATTCTGAAACAATTTCCTTACAGCACGGATTATCACATAAATTGATATGATAGTCGTAGCGAACTTGGCAACAGACTTTATTTGATCAATCACATAATC